ATCCTCGCGGCGGCGCTGGTACACTGCCTACGATGATCCTGTTCAGAGATCGTCGTACTGACCGCGGCTGACCTCTGCGAGCACCTTCATGAAGGCCGCTTCGTGCAGGCGCATTAAGTCTCGCATGCGCTGCTGGGTCTTCACGACCCGCCGCCAGTAGCAGAGGTTGCCGAACCAGATCAAGTACGCGACCATAGTGCTCCAGTCGCGATGAAACGCCCGCTCGATTGCCAGCCCGCCGTTCAACGCCAGTAACCCCCAAACCGCCCTGACCATCCATCTAAATTCGCGATCGTAGCTCATCATTCCCGCCCCGCCGGAATCAGGTGCGCATGCCCCAGGACCGCGATCGGGTAGGGCAGCGGCGGTTCAACGCCGTAGTGATGCCTGAATGCTTCCGCGTGCCAGTGCGCGAGAAAGATCTTAACCGCCCACCGCTTCGCCCGCTCGTGCAGCGCGATCGCGGGCAGCTGCCCGGATTCGAGCAGCTCGCGCAGGCCGTCTTCCATGTGCTTCTTCCGGCCCTTGTCCTGCGCCAGCCTGGCCGCGGCGGTCTCGGCTAGTTTCCCGGCCTCGTTGTTCTGCCGTTCGTACTCTTTTCGCTGCAGGTAGAGCTTCCCGTACACATCTGCCTTGTTCCCCGATACCTTCACGAAGCTCTCGCCCATCAGCCAGCACAGCCGCTTCAACGACGCATTCCACGGGCGCTTCTCGCCCTTCGCCCATTTACTGGTCGGGTCAAGACCCGCGAAACGCCAGATATGGCCCACCGTGGGGGCCTTCTCGATGTCGATATTCGCCAGCAGGCCGCTCGCGATCACCGGGCCGATGCCGCACACGTCGCGCGCCCAGATACCCATATGCTGGTTGGCGCTCCACTTGTCCAGCATGGCTTTGATCTGCGCTTCGAGCGTTTCCAGGTTGATGTTGAGCCATCCGATGAATTCGGACGGCTCTTCGCCTTCGAGCAGTTTGCGCTGCTGGTTCGCGCTGGCGATTCGATAGTCCTGCAAGTCGTAATACGTATTCACGAAATAGCGGGCCTCGCGGACGCCCATCAGCTTGGCGGCGTTCCGCAAGTCCCGCGTCAGTTTTTGAATGGCTTCAGGAGTTGCGCTCACGTCTTACGGTTCTCTCAGATGCAACGGCTCGCTCCAGGTCCTCGGTTCTCTCTTTTGTAACGGCTCGCTCCAGTATTTCGGTGCTCTCTTTAATGACGGCTCGCTCTCTTTGCTCGGCACTATCACGGTATACGGCTCGCTCTGGCGTCTCGGTTCTCTCATGTACGACGGCTCGCTCGTCTCGGTCGGTTCTCTCTGAGCATCCGGCTCGCTCACAAGCTACGGTACTCTCTGCTACACCGGCTCGCTCGTTGTATTCGGTTCTCTCTACACGCACGGCTCGCTCCGTCGCGCCGGTTCTCTCGGCGGTTACGGCTCGCTCCGATTCTCGCACTACTTCCCCGCGGCCTGCTTCGGCACGGCCTTGATCCGCCGCGATCCGGTGCGCGCCTCGATCACGAGCTTCGCCGCGCGCGTCTTGCCCAGCAGATCTTCCAGTGCGCCGATCGGCACGCTCGCCAACTCCAGAAACTTATCCAACCCGATCACCCCGATCAGATCCCGCATACTGCGCACCCGCCGTTCGCGTTCCCGCGCCGAAAGGTGCAGCCGGTACACCCGGCCTTCCACGATGCCATCGGCATCCGGCGGCATCCCGTCGAACCACGATTTGATGGCGCGCTTCAACACGTCGTAGCGGGCGCAGTCCGGCGACAGGAGCTGCATGCGGCGGTCCAGTTCGCCGAATTCATCGACCATTTGCCGCTGCCGGCGATCGATCGAGACGGCGACTTCGACGGATTCCGTTTGCGGCAGTTCCGGCCGGCGAGGCTTCGCCTTCGGCGGTACGGGCTGCTTGGCGCGCGCGGCGGGGCGTTTCACAGCGGGTCTATCCCCCAGTCGGTCGCGACTTCGACCCACTCGTGGATTCCGCGGCGGCTGGTGATCTTATGCGCGGCCTGGCGCAGCTCCTGCAACTCCTCGCGGCCGGCGGCGCCCATATTCGGGTTCTGGTCCCACACTGGGGATTCGATCCACTGCACCAGGTAGGCGCGGATCAGGCCGACGTCGTAATTCGACAGGGGTTCTTCCTTGAGGTAGCGCTTCATCGCCTCGGCCAGGCGGCCGCCGGTCTCGTTCATCCAGTAGAGGGGCGGTCTAGATGCTGGGCTCATGACTCCCCAGGCTCGGAAAATGTTCTGCGATCAACTTCCGTATTTCGCAGTCTGGCTTGTGAACCGTCGCGCCGCCGAAAAGCGGCACGCCGCAGAACACGCAGTAGACAGCATCTAATAGCCGCTCGACGGTAGTAGACTGCCAGCCCTCGCAGATATCCTCCCCGCAATCGCAAGGCGCCACAATTCTGCCCAGTTCGCGGAGCCGCTCCACAGTCGTCCCGCTGCGCTCTGCGTATTGATGCTCAAATTCGTCGGCAGTCATGCGCCTCTCTGCAGGCCTCGCTTGTACGCGAGCTTCCGGGCCAGGTCAAGGATTGCCCCGTAATCGACGCTGTGGGCCTCGCGGCGGCCTTTGAGGCGGATCGTGAGGTGCCGGGGTTCCAGCGAGACGATCAGCGCGTCTGTGCGCTCGTAGGCGTCAGTTTGCCTTACGACGGGCGAATCGGGGCGGATCTTGGTCATAAAGCCGCTTTCGAAGATCTTCTACGGATACCACACGGCATGGGCCGGGGCACCCGGCAACGTGAGGAATCAACCCATCACGGCTGCACCAGCACGCCGTATTTGGGCCTGCGATCACGAGGTACTCGCCCTGTGGCGTCCCGATCTGCAGCTTGCGGATGCGGTGGAGCGAGACGCCTTTGTACCGTAGTTCGGCCACAATTGCCGCGGCCAGAGCCTGCGACACGTCGAAGTCGCGCCCGCGGGCGGTCCTGGTCGACGCAATCACGCCCTTGTCGTGCCACCACTGAAGTTCACGCGGGGTGATCCGGTATCGCTGGCAAAGTTCGGCGGGGCTCATCAGTTCAACTTCGGCAGCATGTGGATTTTCCGGACCTGGCGCGCGAGGTAGTTCATGGTTTCGGCATCGTTGCAGAGATCATCCATCTCCTCGCGCGTCATGCCGCGGGGAGTCAGGTCATCAGCGATCATCATCACCGCGCCACAGGCAATACAGAGCACCAAATTGCCGGGCTCAGGCGGATCCTCGGTGTCGATTCCGCCAAGTGCGTCCAGCTTCTTGTTGCAGTTCAGGCAGCGGGATTCAGGCGTGCGTGTGATCATTTGCTGAAGCCCCGCTGTGGCGCCAAGGCCTCTTCGGCATCCAGTACGCGCCGGCCCTGCTCGGGCCCCACCTTGATTCGCTTGAGGGCAGGGAAGCACCAGAGGCTGTAGTAGTTCGAAGGGTCCAGCAGGCGGGACTCGGCCGGGTAAAGTTCGAACGCCTCGCACTCTGGCCCGGCGATCTGGTTCTTGATGCCCTGGAAATCGCGCCAATCATGGCGTGCGGTGCCATCATGGCTGTTGATGCCGATCTGGATCATGCCGCCGCGCGTGCCGAATACCGGATCCTTGCTCCAGCGGCGCACGGTCACCTGGTAAACGTCGGACTCCCAGATTTCAGGGTGTTGCTGATCATCTGGTTGATTCCCCTTCACGAATAGATCGAGGGTTCGGTGCTGACCGCTGACTGGTTCGGCTGCTGCTTCCGGGTGTGCCTGGCGCCAGGCTTCGATCAGCTTACGCCGTTCCTCGAGCATCTTGTGAGCTGAATAGTCGCGCCTCCGGTTGCGGATCTCCGCCATCATTGCGTTCAGCGTGTCTTGCTTCGTCATAGCTCCCTCAACAGCGGCCGGCCGCCCTGCGTCATCTCGAGCGTGACCGTGTCGCCATTTGCGGTGTATTTCATGCGTCCACCTTCGAAAGATCCACCATCACCGGCCGGCGCATCAGCGACGGATCGCTCCCGAACCGGAAAACTCGCTGTAGCGGGTTTGGTTCATCGAGAAATTCTATCTCGATCATGTGGAGCGCATGCGCGGCCAGCCTTTCGGCGTGATCGTTCGCCAGGATCGCTATCCTCGCATCGAGTTCCGCATCGTCATCCAGCGTCAGCAGGTCTTCGAACTGCTGGGCGCCGGCGACGAAGCCGCGGATCGCTAGACGGATCATATGCACTCGGCTCGGTAGAAATGGGTAAATTCCTCGTCTGGCCCATCCATTTCCGTGGATTCTGCGGCCAGAATTTTCGCCCCGTTCGCCGGAGCCACCGCGGAGGAGTAATTGGGTTGAAGCTTATTCTTCCGCAGCTGCTCCATGAATTCCTCGCGGGTGATCTCGCGGGTGATGCGGTACCGGAGCGTCCCGTTGATCAGCACTTCGTTGACAGGGTGGGCCTCAGAGAAGGCGAGAATAACGCCATCAGGGACACGCCACGGCTTCTTCCGGAAGTATTCGACCGATTCCTTCATGGTTTGGCGCATGACTTTCAGTCTCCCACCGGCGCCGCCGTCACTTCGACTAACACCTCCCCCGAGGATTTGCCGAGCGAGGGGGCGGCGCCGGGATCGATATCAGGATGCGTCCAGCCCTGGCCGGCCGCGTACCCGTGACGGGCATACGGGTGCCATTCCCACTCTTCGGACGCGTGGAGGCGCCTAGCGGCGCAAGCGGGGCACATCCTATTCCTCCAGCCTGTCGGCCATCCTGGCCTCAATGGCGAGCCACTGCCGTTCCATTTCCGTTGGTTCAATCCCGCGGATCTCGCGCCAGCGGCTCAGCAGGTCAGCCTTCGCTCTAGACCACCGGTCAGACAGCCGGCGCCTGATGTACGCGGCCACCGCGGCCGGCCGGACAACCTCGGCGCACATCCTCGCGTGTTGCTCCTGCGCCTGCAGCCAGGTTGAGCACCGTTCCTGCTCATAGCCCCCTTCGCAGTACCAGAAAGCCATCGTTTCGAACAGCAGCGGCGGGCCGCCACCCCAGGACTGATCGAGCCCCAGGAACACCGTCGAAACGTCGCACATGCCGAACAGCCTCGTTTCCGCGACCCGGCGGTCCATCGTTTCGAACTTCTGCGCCCACTCCAGCACGCCGCCGTGCACCGGTACGGCCGTCTGTCCGATCAGTTCGTAGTAGTCGCTCATGTGTGGGCTCCTAGGGCCAGTTCGGCCAGTTCCGGGTACTTCTGCAGCACCTCGGCGCGCTCTTCTTCGTTGAGTTCGGGCCACGCTTCGCGGGCGTAGGCGATTCGCGATACGCGCTCCTGCTTCTCAGCCTCGATTTGATCTCGCACCACCTGGAGAGTACCGCCCCTGCACATCCTTGGCACGTGTTTTATCAGGAGTCCGACTGGGCTAGGAATCTTTCCAGTTCGCACCTGCTCGCGGATCGCGGCGATCTTGGTGTTTGCCAGTGCCACAATCTCCGGACCGGTCACGGAGGGCTCGACCGCTTTGCAGCCGGCTACCAACTTTTGGGCGGCATCGTCATCGATGGATAGTTCTCGGGCGACGAGGGCCTCTATGGGAGCGGGTAGAAGATTAGGGGATGGCGGCGGCGGCGTCGCACCAGGAAGAACCGCCGCCGCCGTTCTTTCAATGTTCTTTCCGTTCTTTCTATAAGAGGATGCCCGCGGGCTTTGGGCGCGCGCGCAGACCTTTTCCAGTGCGCGCACGGCTACCATTTCGGCCTCTTTGTAGGCGCGGGCAGCTGCGTCGATCTCATCTTTGTAGTCGCCCGCAGCTACTTCGTCCACTGTGACACTGTATTTATAACGACTTATGAGGGATTTCAGTGGCTCCCAGGACTCTGGAAACCAGTCTGGTAATTGTAGTCGCGCGCGACTACAATCTTCTTTTTTGGGCTGGCGGGGAACCGCCCATGAATATAACAGCACGTGGCCCTTCCGTAAAGCGCCACCGTCCAGTGCCTGCCGCAGGGCCAGCCCGGCATCCTCCAACTCCTCAAAACCGCGGCGTACATTTTGTCGCGATAATCCGGTCTGCTGACCGATATCGGTGGGCGTCAACGGCCGCTGTTCACCCCGCTCCATCGTGACGGCCAGTTCCTGCTGAAACCCCATCGTGGCAAGCTCAAGGCAGGCATAGACGCGCCGCGCATCGCTCGACAGGGAGTTCAGCATCATGCGCCGGCCGCGGGCCTTGGTATTGAAATAGTATTCGCCGTCTGGAACCAGAAGTTCTGTTCCGTCACCCGCTCTTAGTTTAAAACCCATCTTTCCGACCTTCCTGTGGGGAGCACCAGCACATTGAAAAGGAAAATTCATTGCCTGGGGGGATGGGAAACTGGGCGGGTCTATGGCAAGATGGACTTAGCCTTGAGGCGTTCTCCCAACCTGTGATTCGGCTCGCCACTGCGTGAATTTCTTGGCAGAAGGTACGCAGGGACGGGTAAAAACAAGAGGGAGGCGCTCTCCCAGGGTACGGCATAGTTTTATAGCGTAGGCGAACCCCTTGGAGTTCGATTACAATATAAAATTTTCCGACCCTTTCTCCGCCCCGGCAGTACCCCAGGTACCTCTGTTTCAGGCGTGGGGCAATTAAGCTGAAAGAGATGACAGCGGCCGGCCGAGGTGTTATCAGCACCTCGACTGGCCTAACCACCCTAGCTGTTTTGGAGCTGGAATGGCCTTCAACAATCCTAGTCTTGAGATCTCCCTTGAGATGCTCAAACTGGAAAAAATGCGTCTGCGCAAGGGCGTTGTCGCACGAAATACCGCTTTGGGCTACGGCTACGACTGGCGCATGTTTTGCGCCTGGGCGAAGAGCCGTGGCCTCGATTCGCTGCCGGCGACGGCGGAAACCGTAGCGCTTTACCTGACCGACCTTCTGACCCAGGGAAAGAAGATCACGACCGCACGCCGGCGCAAGTGCGCCATCTTTTACGAGCACCTGGCGCGCGGGCTGCCGCCCCCCGAATCCGACGAGATCCGGGAGTTGCTGTGCGGCGCCCAACGCCTGAGCGGGGAGAAACCGCGGCAAATGCGGCCGATCAGCGTGCGCGAACTGCGCCGGATGTCGGTCAAACTGGCTCGTATGAGCACACCGCGGGCACTGAGGGACCGTGCCCTGCTGGTGGTGGGTTTCGCAAGTGCCCTGCGCCGCTCCAATCTCGGCGCCCTCAACCTGGCGGATATCGAGTTTGTGAGCCAGGGCTTGATACTCACCATAGATCGAGAGAAGGGCGACCAGGAAGGGCGAGGCAGACTGATCGGACTTGCGCGCGGCCGCCATGCCCATACGTGCCCGGTGCGCGTGCTGCGGGCCTGGCTGCGCGTGCGCGGCGACCGTCCCGGCCCCCTGTTCCCTCGCTTCGACCGCCGCGACCCCGGAGGGCCACTGGACGGCGAGAGCATCTGCCGCCTGGTCAAGAAGGCCCTCACGCTCATCGGGATCGATCCGGTGCAGCACGGTGCGCACTCGCTGCGCGCGGGATTTGTCACCGCGGCCGGCGAGGCCAATGTCGGCGAACTGGTGATTGCGCGTCACACCGGGCACCAGAGCATGCAGGTCCTGCGCCGCTATTTCCGCCGTTCGGACATCTGGCGGGCTAATGCCAGTTCCTTGCTCGGCTTGTAGTGGACAGCCTATGACGGATTGGAGGTTGTTTGTCGTGTTTCCCCCCTCCATTTCGATAGAGGGTTAAGAAAAGGCGACCGTTCGAAATACCCCTGTGGGACAGGGGCACGATCGCCCTTTCCAATTCCAACTTGCCCGGTAGCGAGCCGAGCGAAAAGATGGTAGCACATAATCGCGTCTTCCCTCGACGAGTACATGCCAGTTCTCTTCCTCAACGGGAACACGCACTCGCGTGGCGCTCTGCTCGGACTCGGGAAGACACTAGACGCAACCAGCGTATTACCGCGATCCACAATCGTATAGAGATCGTCACAATCTCACGTGAACGCCCATACCTTTGGTGGTCGTCTCTACCCTCATTTGCGGGTAGTGGGGGCCTTGATCGCGTCGATATCGCGCCTTGAGACCCGGTAGCGGCCGCCCGCCCGCACTCCGACGTCGAGCGCGCCGAGGCGCTTTTCCTCGATCATGCCGAGCAGAAAACTGGCCGGCAGCCCGGAATAGTCCGCGGCCTCGTCGACGGTGAGCCAGGGACGATCCGAAACCGGCGCTGCGGGCTGGACGGGCGGGCGTAGTGGCGGCAGTGCGGCCACTTCGCCCGCTCCCGTCGCACTTCCGCGGAACGCGACCAGGCGTTTCTGGCCGTCTACGACGGCCCGCTGGACGTCGCGCGCAAGCAGCACAGTCTGCCTGCGTTTCGTCATGGGATCGGTGACCTGGCGGCGCCGGATGGCGCCCGTGTTCGACAGTTCGAGCACCCGGCGTACGCTTAAGCCGAGCCAATGCGCGGCAATCTGCTTGGAAATATATTCAGGCCCCGGTGTTACAACTGCGGGCGCGGAACTGCGGTATGCTGGTTTTGATTTAGTCATGAACGTAGTGCACCTTACAGCGGGCGTTGCTACGCGCCCGCTTTCTTTTTGACTGTAACCTAGAATTTACCCGACAATCAGCGCCAGGATCCAGAATGAGAGTCCTAGGCCTCAATTCCTACTTGAACAGCATCGGGGCCAGTGTGGCGAGCACCCAGAAGGCGAGCCCCGCCGAAATGAGCGACGGGTAGTACGGGTTCGGTGGTGCGGACCACCAGCGCGACATGGCACCCAGAACGAACAGGACAAACGCAAACACCAGACACACGAGCGGCATACATTGAACTCCTAGCCTCGGTTTCTGATACGATCAATCCAAAGTATAGTCCCACACCCGCCGGGCCGGGTGCCGCAGCAGTCTCTGACAATAGCCCGCATTCCCCTGCATCGGTCTAGTTGTGTCCTCCCTCTCGGCCCCAAAAGTTCCCGTCTACACCCAGTACGGCATGCTCGAACTGGCGGACGCCGCCCGTGTGCGCCAGCTCCAGGCCGCTGCCAACGCAGTGTTTATCAGGCGCCACAAGGACGGGCGGTTGATGCGGATCAACCTGATCAGTTACGGCGAGGATTACGGGCGCCGCGGGCGCCAAGGCAACCCGCAAAAAGACGTCTACAACGCCGAGAGCGACCAGAACCCGCCGCGGGTCTGGGACTTCAAGCGCCACTGCGGCGAGCGGGCGGGCGAACAGCAATGACCGTAGGGCAGCTCAAAATACTGCTCGCGCCGCTTGAGGACGCGCTCCCTATCATCGTGGTGGGCCCCTGCCTGGACGAAGACGGCGACGAGGCCGAGGCGTGGTTTCAGCCGAGCAGCATCAACCTCAAGATGGATGCGGACACCGCGGAGGAGTACGCGCAGTTTGCGTGTTCCAGGCTGGATGATTTCGAATTGCCATGACCGCGACCTCTGCCGAAGCCGAATTGATCGAGTTCATCGCGCAGTTTCGCGACGATCCCTACGGTTTCGTCATGACCGCATATCCCTGGCAGGAGCCGCGGACCCCGCTTGCGGACTATGCCGGCCCGGACCAGTGGCAGGCCGAGCTGCTGCGCGAGATCGGCGAAGAGGTGCGGAAGCGCGGCTTCGACGGCCTCAACGCGGTGGGGCCGATCCGCCAGGCTATCTCGAGCGGGCACGGAATCGGGAAATCCACCACATCCGCCTGGCTGGCGAATTGGATCATGTCCACCCGGCCGAATTCGCAGGGCACGATCACTTCGAACACGTTCGCGCAACTCTCCACCAAGACGTGGCCGGCGATCCTCAAGTGGACGCGCATGTGCATCACGAGCCACTGGTTCGTGGTGGGCCAGGAAAAGATTGTCGCCAAGGCGGCGCCGGAATCCTGGTTTGTGACCGCTCAGACCTGCCGGCGTGAGAACAGCGAGGCCTTCCACGGTCAGCACGCCGCGCGGTCCACGTCCTGGTATCTGTTCGATGAAGCCTCGGCCATCCCAGACGAGATCTGGAACGCGGCCGAAGGCGGGCTGACGGACGGCGAGCCGATGATCTTTGCCTGGGGCAACCCCACCCGCAACACCGGCAAGTTTCACCGCATCGTCTTTGGGAGCGAGCGGGACCGGTGGCGCCAGAAGATCATCGACAGCCGTACCGCGCGCTTCACCAACAAGGCGCTGCTCGAGGAATGGATCGCCGATTACGGCGAGGATTCCGACTTCGTCCGGGTCCGCGTCCGCGGGATCGCGCCGCGCGCCGGCGAGTTGCAGTACATCGATCAGGAGCGGGTCTGGCAGGCGCAGCAACGCGAGGCCACTAGCTTTCCGGATGACCCCTTGATCGCTGGGTTCGACGTCGCCGGCCGCGGTGGGATGTTCAGCATGGCCGGCGCCCGCAGTGATGGCGGCGACAGCGGCGCCGCCCGGCGGGACACGGGCGGATCGGGCGCCTGGAACGTCATCGCGTTCCGGCGCGGCCTGGATGCGCGGACCATTCCGGCCGTCCGGATCTCGGGCGAGGATACCCGTGATCGTGGCGTCATGCTGGCGAAGCTCACCGAGATCCTGAGCGACAAACGGCCCGGCCACCGGGTCGCGATGATGTTCGTCGATTCCGCATTCGGGTCGCCGTATGTCGAGCGGCTGCGTGCGATGGGATACGAAAACGTGATGGAGGTCAATTTTGGCGCGCCGAGCCATGACCGGCACCAGGCCAATATGCGGGCCTACATGTGGAGCCGGATGAAAGAGTGGCTGAACAAGGGCGCGATTCCCGCGGATAACATCCTCGAGACGGACCTGACCGGGCCTGGCTATCACCTGAACAAGAGCGAGCAGTTGGTGATTGAGAGCAAGCAGGACATGGTAAAGCGCGGGATCGCGTCTCCGGACTATGGCGATGCGCTCGCGCTCACGTTCGCGGCCTTTGTGCCGCCGCAGGCGCCGGCCGCGGCGCAGGAGTTGGGGCGCGGGTTCGGGGGCGGCGGTTCATGGATGGGGTGAGGAGCGTGCGGATCTCCTACGATCCGAAATGCGAGGAATTGGCGCGCTACTTCCTGCCGGAAGCCAATTCCGATTCAGTGAACCGGCTGGCCGGTATTATCCAGCAGATCATCGAAAACTTCATCGAATACGAGTATTGAAATGCCTCGTTTAACCGTTTTGATGGGCGCGCCCGGCTCGGGCAAGTCCACCTATGCCAAAAGCACCGGTGCGCACGTGGTGACGACAGACACCGGGCGCGCTCGCGGGCAGTCTCCCGGCGATATCCTGCATTCTGCCTATCGCGAGATCAATGCTGCGCTGGCCGCGGGCAAGAACGTCGTCTTCGACACGACGGGCGCCAATCCGGCCGTGCGCAAAGCGGCCGCCACGATCGCGCAGAAACACGGCGCCCAACTCGCCGCGCGCGTGATCGATGCGCCGGTGAGCAAATGCCTGCAGGCGCAACAGGGCCGGGCGCACCCGGTCGCGGCCGCGGACGTGCGGCGGATCCACGGCGAGGTGCAGCGCCAGGCGCGCGGCCTGAAGGGCGAGGGATTCAGGGACGTGGGCTTCGTCAATCGGAAGTGATGCTATCGATGCAATTCCTCATGCAGCAACATGCGAATCAGCGTCTGGTAGCCGATGCCCTTGGCGGCCGCGCGTTGTTTGGCGAGCTCAATATCGGCGACCGGCAACCGCAGGCTGATCGCTTGTGTCTGCTTCGCAGCATATTCCTTGACAATGGCAGCTACCGTCATTGGCTTACCTCTGGCGTCAGTTACGGGTTTCGCGTTGCGCAGTTCACGCTCAACTTTCTTGCGATTGGCATACCACCAATCCGCCTCTTCGGATTCATTTTTAAACTTCGGCATTTTCAAGCTCATATTCGTTTCCTTGATCGTGATTCAGGCCATGCGGTTACCGGGCGCGTGGCTTCGCCGCGTACCGTCCAGATCACGATGATTCGTTTGCCTGCCACAGACCCTTCTGTGAGCCAGCGGGGTTCTATCCCGCCCGGTTGCTCAATGATCTTTTCGGAATCGGCCAACACCGCTTCGACCTCAGACGCGCTTAAGCCATGCGCCGCAATCTTCGCTAAGTTGTGCTGATCCCATTCAAACTGCATCTATATACATTGTATATACATTCGAGGCGAAATGCCACTAAAACCGGGCAAAAGCCAGAAAATCATTAGTTCCAACATCCGCAAGCTGAAAAGCGAGGGCAGACCGCAGGCCCAAGCCGTGGCGATTTCGCTACGGACGGCGGGCAAACCGAAGCGCACCCTGCGGCAGTTGATGAAAAACGGAGATGGCGAGTAAGGCCGAGAAAGACCTCATCGCAACGGCTCGCGAGCGCTACAAGCTCGCCGAAGAGGCCGAGCGCGAGATCCGCAAAGAGGCCAAGATCGATCTCGAGTTTGCCGCCGGCAAGCAGTGGGACACCGACGACATGAACCGGCGCAACGCCACGGGGCCGGGGAAGCGGCCCTGCCTGACCTTCAATAAGTTGACCGGCCCGATCAACCAGGTTGCGAACCAGGCCCGCATGAACAAACCGGATCTCGAGGCGCTGCCCGTCGACAGCAAGGGCGACCCGGCGACGGCCAAGGTGTACGAGGGCATGATCCGGCACATCCAGTACGCGAGCAAGGCCGATCAGGTCTACGAGACGTCGCTCGATCAGAGCACGAAGGGCAGTTTCGGCTACTTCAAAGTCACAACCCGGTATTGCGGGAACAAGACGTTTGATCAGGAAATTCGCATTGAACGCATCCTGAATCCGTTCAGCGTGCTGATGGACCCATACGCGCGGGAAGCGGACAAGTCTGACGCCAAGTGGGCCTTTGAACTCGAGTGGATGTCGCGGGACGAGTACAAGGCCGAATTCGGCGAAACCGAAGTCGCGAAGATGAATTTCTACGACGGCGGCACCAACCCGGCGCCGGACTGGATCAACGGCGACGGCGTCCTGGTCGCGCGGTACTGGTACGTCGAAATCGAGACGAAAACGCTGGTGGCGGTGCAGTGGCCTGATGGCAAGGTTACCAGCGAGTATCTCGAGGACATGCCGGGCGAGCTGCCGCCCGGACTCCAGTTCGCCACCGACGAGAACGGCGACCGCATCGAGCGAGAGGACGAAATCCGGCACGTGAAAATGTGCCGTTTGAATGGCGTGGAAGTCCTCGACGAAACCACCTGGAAAGGCCAGTGGATTCCGATCCTGGCCGTACTCGGCGAAGAGATGTACATCGAGAACAAACGCTATCTGTTCTCGCTGATCCGCTTCGCACGCGACCCGCAGAAACTGTACAACTTCTACCGCTCGAGCGAAGCGGAGACGGTGATGCTCGGCACCAAGGCGCCTTGGGTGGGGGTAAAGGGCGCGTTCAAAGACCCGCGCTGGGCGACGGCAAACACTGTCCCGTGGGCGTACCTCGAGTACGAGGCGCTCGATATCGCGGGCAACCCGGTCCCGCCGCCGCAGCGCAATGTATTTGAGCCGCCCATCCAGGCCTTGAGCGTAGGCGCCGCGCAGGCCTCCGACGACATCAAGGCGACCACCAACGTCTACGACGCCAGCC